TGAAGAAGTTGGTCTGGCTTAGGAATGGTGTCTCTATCAGGATTCCAAGTAAATGTTTCTGGCTCTTTAACAGCTAAGTTACGAAGAATGAGTTCATTTACTCGCTCTAGTCCGTATGCGTATTGAACAATCTTTTGATGATAACGATTCATTAAAGGTTGGAACTGGATAGCAAGTGCTACACCTGATGTATTAGAAATAGGTTGTGATTGACCTAGAGCAGTTTCTGGAACACCAGTCATTTCGTGCATAGCACGCTTTAACATAGTCATGTAATCCATAGCGCCTTTAAGGCCTTGTCCGCCACCTTCTAGGTTTTCTACCCTTGCGTCTTTTGGTAGTCCACCCCACACCTTATTAGCGCCTTTTTCAAGCTGAGATGCTTTAGCTCCAATAATCACTGTTACAGGAGCAGCGTGGTAGTTAATGATGTCTGCAATGTCTGTTGCAGTTTCATTGTAGGCACGGTTTAAAGAAATCATTTCATTACAGTCAGATAGTCCCCAAGGAGAACCTGAAATTCTAATGTTAGGCATGTGTACTACAGGAATAGTTCCAAGTGGGTTTGGACGAGAGTCAATAAGCTCATCATTAATATACTCTTCAATAACATCATCAGTTAATATTTCTGTGTAGGTATATACCTGACGAGTACCTTCTAGAGATGTACCCCAGAAACGATACTTAAGTTTAAACCGAATCAAACGGTTGCGGTCATGGGGATGGAACTCTGGGAAACAGAAAGATGAGTTTAGAGGTAGTACACGTACACGTCCTGGGTGCTGCATACCGGCTGGGTCTACCCATGCTTCTTCGTATGCTACTTTAACAAAACAGTCTCCAGATACAGAACCTTGTTGACCAATCTCCCAAAGTACGGTTGCTTTGTTGTTATCTACTTCCCATACGCGCTCAAGCAAATCAGGAACAATAGCCTCTGTTGCTTTAGGGCTTCTAAATTGAACACCCTTGCTAAAAGTAAAGTTAATAATAAAATCTGTAATTGCTCGATAGTAATTAAATACCATCTGAGGCTCACCTTGTTGACGACGGAAAGATGTGTGGTGACCTAGGTACATTGCCCAGTTAAGAGAGTAGCGATTTAGACGTGGACCATGAACTTCGAACTCTTCATCAGCAAGTTCTACTAATCCCAGAGGGGATATGGATATGGTTAAGTCAGATGAGGCGGCCCTATAACTAGGGGGTGAAAAATCTATGCTCACCTAAAATCCTCTCATTTAAATATTTAACTACCGTAGTTTAGCATTAATTTGCTAACTTGCGGAACCACCTATTTTACTATTGGCCTAGTTACTGGTTTGTTTACAGCTTTAGTTACAGATTTCTTAACAGACTTAGTAACCTTTTTCTTTTTTGAGGCTTCAATTTTGTCTGTTTTTTCTTGACCTAAATCCCTGTTCTTAGGGTCAATGTCTTTTTGAGAATCTACAAATTTTCCACCCATTTGCACGTATCTAGTGTGCACCCAGTGCGCTGATGCTGGGGATTGTTTTGAAAATCTAGTTTTTGCCTGTGTTGTAATCATGTTCCAAAGTCTAGGGTTGGCAGGGAGTTGTTTAGGACCCTCTTGAACTTCTTTACCTTTGATTAACATTTATTATCCTCAATGCAGGGAATCCTGCCCCCTCAGCATGGTGGGACGCTGGAAGGGGGCAGGAAACTTAATTAGTCCTGAACTACTGCTGGGCTTACACGTGATTGGCGAGCGCCGTTACGTGTAACTTCTTCAATTGTTGGTTCTGCATAATCTTGGAAAGAACCATTTGAAAACTCTTGAAGAAAATCTGTTGCTTCAATCCAAGAAGCTGAACCTACGTGAGCACGCTCGCGCATAGTTTCTTCAGCTGGCTTGGTGTGAACAGGTGCATTACGATTTGGACGGCCTGCTGCTGGTGTGTAACCTTGTGCAGCACCCTTTCCAAACTCTTGTGGAACATCGGTATCGGTTCCGATACCTTCTTGAAAGCGTAGAGGTCCGCGTTGTCCTGGGACAGCGGAAGCCATCTTACGGTCGTAAGTGTTTCCAGAGCGTTCTGGAACTTGTGGTGTTGGGGCAATTGCCATGTTTATTACTCCTTTAAAAGGTTGAGGCCTCGGTATAAGTGTCTTATTAAAACGTTAATTTTTCAGGATAAAGTCAAATCTATCTGAAAAAGGGTGACGACGAGACCTCAACCTGAGGCATTGTAAGGTCCATGGTTAGAGAGCAGGCAATAGCCAAACTATCAGCATAGTCGTCGTGGGCATGGGCTTCCTCTGGGGCATGAGCTAAAAAGTTAGGCCCAGTAAATTTAGTTTCTAGGTCAGTCATCTGTTGGTAAAACCTTTTCCAAGTTCTAAGTCTTCTGGTCTTAGCATGGGCTGGCCAACCAATAAGTCGCCTATCAATTAGAGTTTTAAGGTGTTTCCAACGTTTAGATTGCTCAGGTTGACTGCTTCCAATTGGGTATACCTCAGCTCTAGGTAATAGCAATTTTAATCTTAGAGCAACTGCGTCACCCACACCACCCGAGTCAACTCCTACAGCCAGTACGTCATAGCTACCTAAGAAGTTAACTATTTGAAAGTACTGGTCCTCCCAGTCTTCACTTTGGATTTCTAACCAGTTTAAAATTCTATGGTCAAAGTAACCAAATTCATCTGGCCTATCCCAATCAACCCAAACAACTGTAACAACTGTGGAGTCAACTTTTCTAGCTGGGTCGATTCCAACTACAACTGGGGTTCTATGCCAAGCTTTAACAATTTCTTGAGACGTGTCCCCAAGTTCATCCATTACCGTAGAGGTTACAAACATTCCTCGTTCTAGAAGCCACTTGCAGTTGTAAGACATTTGGAACTCATCGGAGTCCTCACCAACACGTAATATTTCTTTCTTAATAAACTTCTGATAGTTGTCGTTGTATTTAGCTACGTCTTTCCAGTCCCATTGATAGTGGTTTTGTTTATTTCCTCTAGAAGTTTGACGACGCTTGTTTAGCTGGATAGAGCGGTAAAAGTTATTTTTGTGTGTGGTCGGAGTGCCTGTCTTAACCATAGTTCCAGCGTAGTACGCCAACATAGGGGAGATAGATTTAGACACTACAAAATCATCTGCTTCTTGACACTCATCAATAACAATAAGGTGGAATGACTTAGACTCAATCTTTGCACGTGGGTTAGCGGTCATCATCATTACGGATGAGCCAGAATTCTTTAATTTAATTTGTTTTGTAACTCCAGCAACTTTCTTAGCTTCATCGTCAATTTCTGGGTCACCTAATACACTAAGTGCATGGTCACTAGTAAGTCTGTTAATAGTTCTACTAAATAGGGTTTCTGCCTGACCTTCTACCGGAGCAAACAACCCTACCCATATGCCATCTTTAAACTTACCTAATAAATCTGGATACATACGTGCAAGTCTTGGAAGAATAACCATAAGTGTAGCTACGGTATTTGCAATAGTTTCTGATTTACCTGACTGACGTGCAGCAAGAGCTGTAATTTCTTCACCGTCATTTATAATTACAGATTCCATAATTCTTCGTGCAAGCGGTGCTTGATATGGATGCAACTCATAGCCAACAAGTGCTACTAAGAACACCATCATCTTGTCTACTAGTTTGTCAACAAACTCTCGGGACAGCTCATCTAACCCGTCGTCTTCTTCAGCGGGTTCAAGTTCGTCCTCATCAATTTCTTCGAAGTCTTCCTCTTCTTCAAAGAACTCGTCAAGGTCAAGATTTTCTTCAAACATTTGTACCTCCTTTAAAGACGGAAAGCCCTGGGTTTAAAGTCCAGGGCTGCCGCTGCCACACGGGAGAGAAGGAGAGAGTTGGCGGATATAATTTTAGCATACAAATGTAGTTACTCAATGCGAGATAATCTTTTGTGCAATTCGTCAACAACTGCATGGATAGCTTCAGCTCCAGTAAGGGCTTCATCCAAATAAACTTGATTTCTGTTCTTTTCGTAAGCCGAAAGACAACGGCTTAACTCGTAGAG